GGCTCCGGCTCCGGAGTTGGCTCCGGCTCCGGAGTTGGCTCCGGCTCCGGAGTTGGCTCCGGCTCCGGAGCGACCACTTCTTCCTGCGGCGCACGCGGTTCGACGTATTTTTGCATGGTCTCGACCGCAAGGGCTTCGAGAATACGGCGGTAGTCGATCTCAGGAATCTGCTCCACCATATCCTTGATGTCGAGAATGTCGCGATTGCTGACCAGCAGGCTAGCTTGCGTCTGCATCACTTTAGACATCAGCGCGTCGTACCCGCCCACGATTTCCGCTTCTTCGGCGGTCACTTTGCTGTCCGCGTATACATCCTCACGCAGAACGCCGAGCGGGTTCTCTACCACTTCATGCAACGCAGGATGCACGCCTTTTAGCGCTTGCATAATGCGGTTCAGCAGCACTTTCTCTTGCGAGTTAGCCACCTGCGCATCTGGTGGCACGGTGTCCGTTGGGGAGATACCCAGTGCGGCGTACACCGAAAGTTCGTCCTCTGTGTACTTCACCTTGCTGCCGATCATGATGTCCACCATGCGGTCGATCGACAAGTCTGTGATGGTGTTTGCTTCCTCCTCGTCCAGCCGGTCTAAGAAGTCCGTCTCCTCCTGAGTCAGTTGGGGCATGTCCTCTTGCGTAATCGGAGCACTAGACGTCGACGCTTTGAGCTTCTTGGGCTTCTTGGGCTTTGCACCGTCCGGTGGGGTCAGCTCGAAGTCCGCCGCTGCGTCCGCAGCTTCGGGCACTTCAGGTGTAGCACTCTCCGGTACAGCTGGAGTGGGATCCGCGGCGGCTTGCGATGCCTTGGGCTTTTTGGGCGCTCTAGGCTTTTTAGGCTTAGCACTTTCCTGCGCAGTCAGCTCGAAGTCCGCGGCTACGTCCGGTAGGGGTACGGATACAGGCTCTGCTTCGGTGACGGAGTCACTAGTTAGAGGGTGCTCCTCTAACCACTGCGTTATCGCATGCAGGTGGTTGTCTACCGCATATGGCTTGTGGTACCCAATCTTCTTACCACGCAACCCTTGTAAAGCGGCCGCAAACTCTTCGTTTGAGGCAGCCCGGTAGTACAAAAACTCTTTGTACCACAATACCTCTTCTTTGCGAGCCATAAACCCGCTATCGTCTTCTTCAAACGGATTGCCCAACCAACCTCGTTCCCCCGGGACGGAGTTGTCGAGGTCTTTCTCTCCGAAGCGGTTCCCGTCTACTACACCCTCTGGTAGCGGAGCGTTGGGGTTCAATCTGACGACAGAAAAACCCTCATTGGCCGCCGCTTTGTCCTGCTCGCCGGTCGCCATGCGCAGCGAGCTACCATGTACGGTGTTAAAGGCGCGGTCGAAACGCGCAAGCATAGCCTCCGTTTTACCTTCGTCCGCCAGCATGAACGCTTCGTTGATCTCCAGCAACGTCATGTCTGGCGACACGTCTTTGCGGGTCAACCCAAGTTTTTTCGCCATAGCACGGTAAGCTTCGCGCACCGCTTCTGGTTGCATCGCTACGGGCAGGTTCATCACCGCGGTGCGCTCACGGACGGAGGGCTCAAGCTGTTCAACACGTGCAAACGCCTCTTTCACCGCGAGGTGGTAGTAGCGGTATGCGTGCACCAAGCTCTTGACGTTGCCTAGTGTCGCAGTTTCAGGAGTCAACTTGCTGTATGCCCACGCTACTTCTTCCGCGCGGTCAGGGCTGTTCACTAGCAGGGGGTGGTAAGCATTGACCACCCATCGCCCATCTTTGTAGTGCGCTTCAGGCATAGCGTCAGCGGACACGGCCACGATGGCTACTGCGGGCATACCTGCTTGCTCTGCGGCGTCCACGATCGCATCGAGCGTAGCGGGGTTCTCCGCACTGGCTGCGGCGATCGCCGAACTGAGACCGCTGTTCATGCGCATGGCGTCTAAGCTCGCCGCACGATGAGGCGACGCCTTCGACATGCTGTAGCTGGCGACACCGGTGTCTGCTTCGGTCAGCGCGTTGCGGGCGGTCGCTTCGTTATCCTTGGCGGTCAGCGTGCGCAGTTTCTCCAGCGCGTACATCTTGAGTACCAGCGAGGTCTCCTTGCTCGCGGGGGTAGCGAGGATGTCGGTGAACATCGCGATGGCCTCACCGCGAACGCGGCTACCCTTGATCGCTTTGTTCTCATCTTCCATACGCATGCTGTCGCCCATCTGCTCCTCGAAAGAGTAGACGATGTCGTTGCTGTTCGACTCCGCAGTGTCGTCGATCAACGACATGTCGACCATGCTAGGGCGGTAGCGCTTGAGCACTGCGTCAAACTGCTGCTCGAAGGCGATCTTCGTCGCTATATAGGTGGCAATATCGTCGGCGATCGTCTTCGACTTAGGGTTAAGGCGCGGTGGTTGCCCACGTACAATGGCGTCCAGAATCCGTGCTTGCACTCGTTGCTGCTCTGCCTGCGCCCCCTTAAGCCCTTTCTCTACGCCTTTAACCGCGTTCGCCTCGTTGTCGGCGACGCCCAGCGAGCGCAGTACGCCGCGGGCGTCCTCCGCCTTCGCCATCCATGTGCGTACCTCGTTGAGCAGACGAGTAGGCGTAGCGAGCTTAGCCCGCACTTTAGCGGTGATCTCGTCGTCCTGCGCAGCGTCGCCTCGAAGTTGCTTGCGCGTATCTGATTCGATGATGCGCATGGCTTTCTTCTGAGCGCGCGGGCTAGGACTACGACCGTTCGGCTGAGTCGGCGACCACCGCAGGCGCTCACGGCGAGCGTTGATCCGCGCGGCTTTCTCCTCGCTGGTGCTAGTGATTGGCTCTGCCTGCATAATCGGCAGCTTCTGCAACGCGGCCAGTAGCGCAGGGGCGTCGGCTTCGTTGAAGTCCGGACGAGCCATGAGCGCACCGATGCCGTCAAGCAAACCTTGACGCATGGCTTTGGCGCCGTCAGTCTGATACTCATGCTTACCCACACCGCGAGCCATAGCACCTGCCACGGCCTCGGCGTTCAGCGTCACTTTCTTGCCGTTCAAGGTGATCTGGAAGTTGTTCGCTTTGTACGCGCCCTCCGCTTCCTTGCTGATCTTGTCGCGCGGACGAAACTTCAACAGCGTGTCGTCGTCGATGTACTCGCTTCGACCGTCCACAGTGAGCGCTTTGCGGGTGTTCAGGGCGTCGACCCAGTTGTTACCACCTTCTCCGAGCGCCGTAGTAAACTCATCATACTGCGTGGCGGCGGCCTCCATAGCGCGGCGACGACTCACCTGATACTTCCGGTCGATACCCGCAGCTTTTTCTTCCGTAGCGTCAAGCGCACGCAGCATGTGCTGGCGAGCACCAAGCTCTGACAGCGCTTCACGTAGCTTCGGGCTAATCGCGGGGGCTTCGGCGCGGATGAAGTTCATCAACTTCTTACGCTGCGCATCTTCCTTGACAGTCGCGTAGCCCTCTACCTCCGCTTGTGCCGCAGGGTCTTGCGCCAGTGCTTTCGCCGCCGCGGTCAGGACTTCGAGTGAAGGCTGCGCCTTAGCGTTAAACTGCTCTAGGCGGTTATATGAGGCTGCGTACACACTGCCTAGCGCCTCCGCTACAGCGGGGTCTAGTTTCGCAGCATCTAGAGCCTTGCGCATAGGAGCAGGTAGGGGCTTCTCGGCGGCCTTGCGCGCCGAACGGCGAGTGATGCTGTCCTCTTTCAGTGCGTCGATACGCGTCCGGCCACGGGCAGCAGTGAGCTCGTCCCGTACTTTGCGGCCGTAGTCCGCAATGCTTGCATCGTCGGTCATCGACGTGACGATCTCAGAGTCGGGCTGCGTATACGTTGAGGTGTAGCGGTCTTTGAGCATGTCGCCCATACCGACGACCTGCGCTCGCGGATTACCGTCTACGTCTGTGCCGAACAACTGCTGACGGGCTGCCAGTGCTTCGACATCGGTAGAGCCGTAGCCACGACGCTGCCCACCGTGCTCACTCAAGAAGCGTTGCGGGGACTCTACGCCCATGCTCTGCATGCCGTTGGCGAAGCCGTCAGTGGTGTCGCTCTCGGGGTCTACGCTCTCGCCGAGCACACGCATGCCGTCGTACGAGTCCTGCGGGTCTACGCGCGGTTGTGCGAGGTTCTCTAAGTACGCCATAGCGCGACGCGCTGCGGTCTGCTGTTCTGGTGTGCCGCCACCGGTCTCGGTAGCCAGCCCTTCGTCCATCGCCTGACGATAAGTGTCGGCGAACGCAGACCGGTCTTCGGAATCAAGACGGCCCAGTAGCTCGAGGCGTCCCGCCTGTGCGACTGGGCCGGTTTGCTTTGGGTGGTAGTAGTCCAGCAGCACCGCGGCTGCGTCTGCACCGCCCACCATGCTGTCAAGCTGCGTGCGGGCTTCGGCGTCGCTAGTGAAGTTAACACGGTCGATAAGCTCTGCCGCATCGCGCTGGTCGAACGGGTCTGGTAGCAGTTGACCAAGCATCGACGGGGCTTGCTCCCGCTGCGCAGTGGTGATGTCTTGGGTCGCCGTACGGAATGAAGCGAGATGGGTAAGCTGGTCGGAGATACGGGGGTCGTTGAGCATACCGCCAAGCTCTTTGACGGCTGCTTCCCGATCTGGGAACAGATCCAGAAACTCGTTGATCTTCAGCACGCTAGTGCCGTCGATCTTCGCCGCCCCAGAGGTGGTACGGAACAGGAACGACAACACGTTCTCGATAGTACGGGGGGCTTCCGCTAAAATTCGCGCAGCTTCTTGCCCGCGGACCCCCTCGGGGTCTGCTTGCATCAGTGTGTCCGCTAGCCACGCGGTCGCCTGACGGCGTACATCGCCTGGTAATTCAATAGCTTCGCTCACACCTGCTGCGCCTTTAACGGCGTCGGCGGCGTTCTTCTCACGGCGTAGCGCCATGCCCTCGCTAAACTTCGACATGGTGTCGGAGATGTCGGCGAGCCGGTCTGCTAGTTTGGCGCCGCGAAGTTGATTGGCCGACGAACGCAGAAACTCTCGCGCGGTGTCGCCGTTGGCGGTGTACTGGTTGATCTGCTCTTCAGGCAAGCCGATGCTGGTGGCCACTTTACGCGCATCTTCTACGGCTGTGTTGTCCCACCTCTGGAAAGCAGCGATAGTGTCAGGGTGGTCGTCAGGTAAGCCGTCGGTAGCGCGGACATAGTCGGGCACTGCGCCTTGGACGTACTGGTCTGCGAGGCGAGAGATTTCTTTGCCGAGCGCCGTACTGAGACCTTCGTCTTTGTTAGCGGTGTAGTTGTCCGCCACATTCGCGGCGGACTTCTGAATCTCACCTGCAATTGCGGGGGCTTTCTCCTTCCACACCCCGTCGATTAGCTCGGAGCCGCGACGCTGGGCTTCGGCGGCAATGTTTTTGGCACTGGTGAGGATAGACGGTACGTCGCTCTCTCCCGTAGATTGAGCGCTCGCACGGTTGTCTACCCACTCGCGACCCGCTTGGATACCTTGGCTCACTGCGGCGGGTGCGGCGACTGCTCCTGCCATACCGCCACCGGCGAAGGCACCGAGGGCGGCGTTGTCGATGATCTGCTGCTGATCGAGAGAGGTGCGGGTCGGGTCGAGGTACATGTCGCCGTACTGCTCGCCGATGTTCTGCCCACCTTCGGTAATGCTTTCGACCCCAGCTGCTTTGAATGTCAAGCCTGCGAGGCCGCCGGTCGCCCCACGGGCTACGGTGCTTCCGAAGAAGGCGGGTAGTGCCGCGTCGAGTGCGGCGGTCGACAAATCGACACCGACGGACGCAGCACGGCGTTCGTCGAGCGGCGTGGCCGCCAGCGTTGGGTCTTGGTACTGGCCCATAGTCTGGTAGTTGCGCCCCATCGCGTATGAGGGCAGCGCGGACCCCGCACCAGCGGCGATGCCTGCGAGGCCGGGCTGGCGAAGCGCCATCGCACCGACCGCACCGACTGTAGCGCCGACGGCGCTGGGTGCACTAGACACGGCTTGACCTAGACCATAGGAGGCGAAGTCCGCCAGATCGTCTACGGTGTTGATGTCTTTGGTGCTTGAGACCGGAGGGGCGTACAGGTTAGCGATGTCGCTCTGGCGACCAGCGGCGTCGAGTAGTGTAGCGTGGCGCGGGCCACCGACATCTTCCATGTCTTGGGCTTGTTGGTATAAGTCGGCAGCGTTCGCGCTCTGTACTGCGTTGGTTACGGAACGGCTTAGTGTGCTGCGATTGAATTTGTCTTGGCCCGCATACTCTGCGGCTGACAACCCGCCTTGCTGCTGGAGCGAGCGGCTCCGCACTTCAAGGGCGGCCAGAAGAGGGCTAACCATAACTGGGCTCCGTATGAATTAGGAGCCCAGTATAGCTGGTTTATTTCTTGGGTGTTAGCTCGTTGATACGAGTCATCACACGATTGTACTCCGCGCTGTTGGGGTTGAGAGAGGCCAGCTGCCCGTACAAGCCGCGAAGCTCGGCGTCCATAAGCGACGCCTGCGCTTCCACGTTGTCCGCCATATCGCCGAGGGCGCGGGTTGGCACCTTGCGGCCGTCTTGAGTGATCACGAAGTCGTTCTCACCCGCGAACATCACATCGCGTAGGTCGATGGACGACGGTTGCATCGGGTCTAGCCAGTCGCCTAGCGAGACACCCTGTCCGCGAACCGGACGGGTGAATTGCACAGGGTTTGGATTACCACGTTGGTCAAGCGCTTGGTTCATCGCTTTGCTCAACCCGTACTCACGACGTAGATCTTCGACCCGCGCACGGCGGGCTACGGGGTCAGCGATGCTAGTCAACCCCTCCATGTTGCGGTAGAAGAACTGCTGCCGTGCACTCAGCTCTTTGGCGGCGTCCTCGGTGAGGTTGCCCTGCTCATCTTTCTGTAGCTGGTCGGCACCAAGGAACTGATCTGCCAGAGCTTTGGTTTCGGTAGCGTCGAATTTATCGCCGCTCGCCGTACTGCGTCCGCCGCCAGAAAACGCCGCTGTAAGCAGGTCGACATCTTGCCCCCGACGAGTGGTCTGGTCGCCCATCGCGTACCGGTCGTTGGTAGCGTTAATGTCCATCGACTTGAGGATAGCGTCAGATTGTCCTGCTTGGCGGCGGCCAAACTCTTGGTTGTCGACGTTCGCCGCTCCTGCAAGCGTCTGGTTGTACAACTGGCCGCTGTTACGACGGTTGTTGATGTTCTCGCCTTCGGTCCCTGAGAACTTCGTGGCGTTGTCCCCGTAGTTAGCGATGGCTTGACCGCGCTGTATCTCCAGATCAGCGATAGCCTTGGTCAAGGTGTTCTTCTGCTCTGGTGAGTTTTTCACTGAGCCGAGCATCCACCGGAGCTCGGTCGTACGCTGGTCGTACTGGCGGTTGATGATGTCCATAGCGCCGGGGTCTTGCGGATTCCAGCGGGGCTGCCACGCGTCTACAGCGTAGCCCTCAGCCTGAAGCTGCTGCGCAGATGCGAGCGGCATGTCGCCGATGCGCATCACTGGCGTTAGGGCGTCACGGAGTCGTGGTGCGGCGGTCTGCGGAGCAGCCTGCGTAGCCATACTCTGGGGAGCGGCGGCTAGTGGAGCCGCGGCGGCTGCGGGAGCGACCGGAGCGGTAGCGGGGGCGGCAGCGACCGGTTGTGCGTTCTCCATAGCGCGGGCTTGCGCAGTCGCTGCGCGGTTGCGTGCGGCGGTCTGCGAAGGCAGCTCTATGTCTGCCCCGAACATGTTGCCGACGCCTTGTACGGCCTCTGGGGCGAAGTAGCCCGCAGCACCGCCGACTACCGCGCCGAGTGGTGGGAAGAACGGGGTGGCCAGTGCGCCTAGTCCTGCGCCCGCACCTGCGGCACCAATACGACCCAGACCTTCACCTGCCCGAGCGACTTTACCTGCGGTGTCCAGACCACCTGAAGGGGTCATGTCTTGAGCCGCGCGGTAGCCCTCGACCGCCACGCCTACACCTGTAGCCACGCGTCCTAGAGTGGCGAGCTTCGACGTAGGTGCGGGAGGTGGGTTACGAGGTGTAGCGCCACGAGGTCCATTAATTTTCGGCGGCGTGTATGTGGGCTGCGTACCCGCCGGTGTGGTAGGGGCAGCGGGCGTAGCGGCTAGGGCGGCGCGGTCGGCTCGTGGTACAACGGGTTGAGCAGGCGGTGTACGGGCGTCCATATTTCCCATACTGCGTTGCAGCATTGCTGCTCGTGCTTCGCGCTCGCGTAGGCTCATAGGAGGGTCTTGGATAGGAGTTGCGCCACGAGGACCTTCGATGGGAGGCGGGGTGTACGTAGGCTGAGTACCCACCGGTGGGGGGTTGCGGGGGGTTGCGCCACGAGGGCCTTCGATGGGAGGCGGGGTGTATGAGGGCACGCCAGCCACTCGCGGGGCCGAGGGCTGTGCACTCGGAGCTGCCGCGGGTACACGGTCTGCCCGTGGCACGACAGGTTGTGCGGGCGGAGCGCGGCCATCCGCTTGTCCTATGCTACGCTGCCACATTGCTGCGCGAGCTTCGCGTTCTCGGGCGGTTAGTCCACCTTCGAGCGTTGCCCCGCGCGGTCCTTCCACTGGGAGCGGTGTATATGCGGGCGGCGGGGGGATCGGCGCGCCTATACGGGGGATGGCGTTCACGCGGGCGAGAGTGCTCTGCTGGCGGGCTCGGATAGTGTCCGCGGTGAGCGGCGGAGTGCGCCCCCCGCTGGTGTACCCCTCGGGAGGCTGAGCCCGCGGGATTTGTAATACTCGGTCTAATGGGCTAGCCATATCGGGGCTCCTTAGAGGCTGTTAGTGTCAGACACGCTTAGGCTCTCATTATACGAGGTGTTAGAACCGCCGCTAGCAGAGAGTTGAGCACCGACATGATACGACGCCATGGCGCCAGATGCGATACTTGCGGCGATAGTGGCCGCTCCTTTGATGTTGTCCGATAAGATCTGTGACGCCCGTAGCTGCGTCTCAGTGTTGGCGATCGCCAACCGTGTTACGCGGTCGGATTCGGCAATGGCTACGCGGATGCGGGCGTCGGCGTTAGCGATGCCCACGCGGCTCTGAGCTTCGTATGCGGCGATCGTAGATTGCGCATACGCGGCTTCGGCAGCTTTACGGGCACGGAACGCCTCGCCTTTGACTTGGGCTACCGCGACTTGAGCAGAGTAGTCAGTACGGAATGCGTCGAGGCGTAGGGATTCGATCGCCGTTGCTGCATCAAGCTCAGATCGTCGAGCGTCAACATTAGCTCGGAAGGCGACAGAGGCGGCGTCTGTTTGGGCGCGGTAGGCCTCGACACGTAGTCCTTCAATTCGTGTAGTCGACTCTGTAGCCGCACGAAACGCGTCAAGCTGAGCTGCGTAGAGGGTTGAATGTGCGCCTGCGGAGGCAGTGTAGGCGGAAGCGCGGGCGGCGTATAGTGACGCTTGTGCATCGTTGATGCTCTTGGCAACATCGACCCGAAGTCGTCCCGCTCCGATAGCCGCATCGACATTAGCGCGAAACACATCGGCATTCGCTTGAGCCTCGCTTGTTGCAGCACGTACTCGACTTTCGTAGATAGCTGCCGAAGTTGAGTTAACCGCTGAGATAGCGTCGACTGTACCACGATATGCGTCCACTTGTGCTTTGAAGGAGTCTACTTTAGCTGCGGACACTGCTTTATACAATTCCACTCGACCGGATAGTTTGGCAGAGTAAGCGTCTACGCGGGTACGGTAGTCTTGGGAGGCGGCGTTGGCGACGGCGACTTGCCCCTCGATCTGCGCTCGGCGAGCGGCGATCGACAACTCGACGTCTCCTTGAGCGGCGCCAGTTTGCGCTTTATAAGCTTCGATGGTCGCGAGGTAGCGGCTGTTGGCGACCTCGGCGTTAGCGCGTTCGGCATCGAGTGCTTGGCGCATTCCTTCGAGGTTTGCGCGGTAGACGTCGATGCTCAAGCCTTGAATGTCCGCTTTAATACGGGCGACTTTAGTCTCCGCGTCAGTCTTGGCGCTGATGCCTTTAATCTTGGCCTCGTACGCGGCGACCTCCGCCTGCATAAGCTGCGCTTTAGCCGTCTCGTTCTGTACCTGAGTGCCGTATACGTCGACTTGCGCCCGCGCGGCATCGACCTGCGAACGGAACAAGTCGACTTGTGCGCGGAAGGTCTCTACCTTGGTCTGCGCTACACGCAGTGGAGCCAGCGATGCTTCAACTTGCGTTGCATATAGCTCATACTGTGCGCGTAGGCCACCCACTTGAGCATTGAAAAGCTCGATAGCTTCTGTGTTAACCGCCCGTGCTTCTCGATGTTTTTCAATTTCAAAACGGAGCGCTTCCAACTCATCCCGTCGTACGGCCAGCGCGGCGTTGATCTGGTCGATGTGCAAAGCTGCGACTGCGCGCGCCATCTCAAATCGACGGACCATAAGAGCAGAAATATTGTCGAATAGACCGACGCCACTAGAGAGGAGAGCAAGCTGTTTTTGCGCAACTGTGTAGTAGACTTCATAATACTGTACCTCCATGCGGGCCAAGGTCTCGGCCGCCCATCGCTGATTGTCGTAGAACAACTTTAGCAGACTTTCGCTGGAGTCGCGTAGGGCTTCGCGCCGCGTACGCTGAGCGTCTCGCATCGCCTTCGATAAAGTCGCCCCCATCATCGCCGGAGGGGTAGTGAAGCCCCGACCGGAGAACGCCCGGCGGGTGGTGTCCACTGCTGTCGTAATGGCGGAGGTGAAGTTGTCGTTGATCGCTGACAGGGCGTATACGCGCAATTCTTCGGGGAAAGCGGGGTTGCCGTCCACTTCCAGATTGAGGTATTTGAGTAGTGTGTCGCGCATACCGGAGCGAGCATCCGCGGTGATAAACGCATCTGGGGCAGCGGTGTCGAGGATAGCCTGTAGCTGCGCTGTGACTTTCTCCTCGCCAAACTCTGTGGCACGGCGTAGATAAGCGCCGCCATCCGCCGCGGCGTCGTTAGCAGCGTCGACGTATGAACCCCGTAGCGCAGGTACGCTAGTGCTATATACCAGTGATGGTAGCTCTGGCATAGGGGCTAGCGTTGGCAGCGTCGTTAACGGTGCTGACGGGCTCACTGGTAGCGTTACGTCGTTGACTGTAACATTCGCGGTCGGTGCGTTAGTAGGCACGTTGATCGCTGGTGCTGCGCCTAACGACAGGGTGACGCTAGACGCGAAGTCAGGGATGTCTGCGCTGTCTTTAACGGCAATGTCTTGGAAATTAGGGGCGGATACTGACGATGGGGCGCTGATAACGGCGACCGGCGCGTCGGGTAAGCTGCCCGCAGACGCAGTGCTGGGCACACTGAATGCGTCCGGCGCATTCAGCACGATGTTCGGGGCGTCGGGTACTTCCACCGCCGCGTCGATGTCGTCTAGCGTAGGGGCGCTGAGCGTCTGGGTGGGCACGCTCAAGATTGTGGGGGCGTCTACTGCTAGGCCTACGACCGGTGCGGTAGGTAGGTTTACGGTGGGGCGCTCTAGGTCTAGTACAGGTGCTGCCGGTAGTTCGTCAAGCGTAGGCGCAGTGGGGAGTTGGGCTGCCACAGCCGTGTTGATGTTCAGAGTTTGTGGCGCCAGTGTGCCGAGAGTAATAGGCGACGGGGTGTTAGCGCTGTAGGACTGCGCGGACACCGACAACTGCGGGTCCGTGTCACCAGCGGACGGTAGCACTAGCGGTTGAACCGTATAGTTGATGTTTGGGTCGATGGCGGTACCCGCAGCAATTGCTACGGCGGGCAGCGGCATATTGGCCAGCGCATCCATCGCATCGCGGGCGCTCTGTGTGGCGTTGTCCGCCGTATTACGAGCCCTCGTTAGCGCATGGTTGACTTCGTCTTTAACGTCGTCGACCGTGTTCTGCATCGCTTGGCCTAAGTTGCTGTACAACGCCATCATACTCTCCGTGAAGTGGGGGCTACGTCGACCCGTACTTCGCTAATATACGCCTGCCCGCCAGTATACACTGTGAATTGGACCTTGTATGCACGCAAGCCACGCCCGAGGATAACGCGGTCGCGTGTGGGGGTGTAGCTGTACACGGCGTCCTCTCCGTAGGCTTGGGCGGTCACGTTGGAGACCCCCGAAGCTGACGGGTAGAACTGCATCGCCTCGAACCGCTTAAGCGCCACCTCCTTGAAGTCCAGATATCCGGTCTTAACGCTGGCGTTGGCGGCGTCCCCGACTAGCAGGTTGAACAGCTTACCGCCCATAGTGACGTAGCCACCGCCGATGGACGTGATTGGTAGTCGGGTGAAGTACGACATAGCCGACGTGGCGGGGTTCATGACCCATGCAGACACATCTGCTTGGCTGATTACGCGCGTCGACCCGCGAGCGTACACCTCTACCACGTCTAAGAGTTGGGCCGCTCCGGTGACGAGCTCGGTAGCCTCTACGGTAACGGTGAGCAGGTCTACGAACCGAGCCCACACCGTTTCGGTCGCGCTAGTGCTTACTTCGACAAGATGCGCGAAGGCGGAGGTGGCGGTTTCTGTTGCGGTTGCGGTGTCAACAGCGGTGTCTAGCACGAAGGAGGTAGCGCTGCTGTAGGCGTACGCCGTAGTGACGGTGGTGGACACCACGCTGTCAGTTGTTGTCTCTTCGGCTAGCACAACCACGGTGTCGTCGTCCGGCGAGCTGACCTCTGCGGACGCGCTGCCGAGGACTTCGACCGCAGCGACGACGCGGTGAGTGGTCAGGTCTGCGCCCCGAGCGCTCACCTCTACCGTGTCGACGACCGCTACGGTCTGCACCAGCTCGGCGCGTACCACCACTGTATCGACGACGTAGTCCGTCGCGCGGGTATGGATGGTCTCGACCGCAGTGACGGTGTGCTCCGCAACGTCTCGGAAGTACGAGGTGGCGGTGGATGTCTCGGTAGCGGTGGCGACTGCGGGGACGAGGGTGCTGAGGCTGTCCGAGGTGGTCTCTACGGCCTGAGTGGTGTGCTCGGCGATCTGCGCTACGCGCTGCTCCGTAGCGGACTGCTCAGACGCGTTGACTTCTGCAAGGTCTTGTACTGTGGTGAACGAATAGGCTTCGACAAGTACTGTGGTGTTGTCGTCGAGGTCATTGTCTGGATATACGGTGTTGAGGACTTCGGTGGCGTACGCCACGGTTTCAACCACGGTGAATGTCGTGGTCTGCGCGGATTCTTCGGCGACGACGTCGACCAGTAGCGTGAAGTACACGCTGGCTGCCGCTTCGGCGCTCGCTGTAGCGGTGTCCGTAACTTGGTGCACGAGGCGCTGATAAGCCTCGGCTACCACCGTAGATTCGTCTTCGACGATGTCGCATAAGGTGAGGCTCATAGCTACTCTCTATTGACGCCAATAGTGGGGGACCAGCGCCGATGCTCGGGCGCTGGGCTTACCCCCCGAAGTGTATCATCTCCGAGGTTAAAGGTCGAAGTAGCGGCGAGGCTCGGGCGGCCGAGGTAGCTACAGCGCACGATAGCGTACTGGGGGGTCTGTCCGGTGGCAGGTATGTACCACCGGTTAAAGAACAGGTGTTCGTCTACGGGTAGTCCATAGGAGCCGAATCCGTCGACGTACACTCGTGCGGTGGCGCTGCCGCGGGTACTAGGCGTAGAGGTAGTGGTTATGTATGGGGCTTCGAACTGAGGTTGCGCGGCACCGACGAAAATGTCTGCGTCGGCGCACTGTGACAACCAAGGGCCCTGATCGGCGTACTGACCCGCGCAGCTATCGTTGGGTTCATACGGTGTTTCGCAAATCACCGTACGACGCTGGGGCTTCTTACCACACTTGTCTAAGTCTTTGCACGGCGGATGCTCCCACATTGGGTTGTGCGGGCCATATCCAAACGTCCGGTAGCTCATGTATACATGTGGGTCTTGCAGCGCGTCGTAAGTCAAGGTGCGTGTAGTGGTGGCATCCGCGGGGGTAGACCGTCCAGCAGCGAACATGTAACTGTCGCGCGCGCCGTCTGGAGTAACGAGCACTCCCTGCGTGATTGTCGAGCCTTCGGTAACGATCGTAGTATCCAGACGGATGCGTAGGTATCGCCGTATAAAACTGAATTGTGGGTCTGGAATGTAGTCGCTGACGGCAGGGAGGTCGAAACCTAGCGGGCGGGCGCGCAGTGCGCGGCGGTAAAGACTGTCCTGTTCAGGCACCCGCGGGTCGGTTTGATTGCTGTACATCGTACGGGGCATAACGCCAGTTGAGTGGCGCTGCGTGACCCACGATCCGGTGACGAAGCACTCCACTCCGTCGGTTTCGTCGAAGTCGTCGGAACGAGTACTAGAGTCGGGGTCGTAATAGTACCGAACGACGTGTAGCTCGTCGTCGATAAACGCTGTAAACACGGGGGCATCGCAGAATGGGAGTGGATCTACTGCGCCTTCCGAAGCCGCCGCATCTAACGACAGTAGGTGCCCTGCGGCGGGGTCATAGACTTTGAAGGGTAAATATCGGTTAGGGTTAAGCTCGCCGCCCCGCGACGTGGTGTACAGCGATCCACGCGACTGCTCTTCGTACTCGGCCTCCAGCATATATCCATCCGCAGTTGGAAGCTCCCGTAGGCGTACGCTACCGTGAATGCTGTAGCAGTACCCGTGGTCGTCGTATCCTCTGGCCACGTTGTGGGCTTCATTACCCGCCTTGTTAAACGTCCACCCGTGCAGATCGCTGAAGCCGTATGTCCCCGAATAGAACGGGGTCATACCAGTGGCGGACAGAGCGACGCGCCATGCGTTGGGTACGAAGCCGGACGGTAGCCCGCCGAAGGTATCAAGCACATACAGCGTGTCGCGCAGGTTCAGCGAAACTATGAGGTCGTAAAATTCTTGGGTATCCGTGGTGGGGATAAACGGCAGCGGCTGATAGCGCACGCCGACGGCGGAGATCTCCACTAGCCACAGGGTTTCGTTACCAACGTAGATACCGTGCGAGCGGTTCCACTGGAAGTCATATTCGACCTGATACCCGTTGGACTTGATGCGGTTGGCTAAAGCGGGGTTTGTTTCCGCGAAGTAGCTGCCAGACGCACGAGCTAAGCCGAGCGCAGCCTGTGCAACGGAGGCCATAGGGCCTGAATACAACCCTGCGTGGCGCTTGACGTACTGCGAATATTGGGAGGTCTGCGACGGGGAGTACATCCATCCCGGCGATCCGCGAGCGGGTAACACCGTGAGGTCTGTCGACTGGATAGGCCCGCGATTCAGGCTCGTGTCTTCTGCGCACACTTCTGTCGGATAAAACTCGCGGACGTAGGGTACAAAGTCGAAGTCCATATCCTCGGGGATAGGGATCAGCCCGTTGGCAACCACGCCGGACAAGATAAAGGGCGGCTCGATAGGTCCCTCATAGGGTTCGGGCTTGTCGTCATAGTAGGTATGGATTGAAATAGTGTCTACGCTCGGCGAACAGCGTACGAAAATATAGTAGTCGTCTGCGTATCGTGTGTCGCTGCCAGAAGTAACGCCTGTGTATGACAGGCGTTCTCGTAGCGCTTGAATGACTTGCCGCGAATAGGGCAGCAGCGTTTTTGCGCGCTCAGTATCGCCCGTCAGAGACAGGTGTTCACGATACTGAGCCATACATTACGCACCCAGCAGGCGGGTGCGGTAGACGACGCCGTACTGGTCGCCAGCGGTGAGTTGGCGGGGGGACGGGTAGCGCACGACGCTGTGGAGAATACCAGTGGTAGCGCCCTTGCCGTTCACGCTATGCAGAGCAGCGCCGTACAGGGTGAGGGTGCTAGCGGTGGCGATCGTGACTGTGGCGGGGCTAGCGCTGTTGTCCAGATAGCCCGAGGTCACAGCGCCAGGCTGCCACTGCGGGCGGTTCGCCTCAGTGTAGCCTTCGGTGCTGCCGACAGCTTCGTTCGCAGCCGCAGGGTATGTGGCGGCGGTTACGCTGGCAACAGGAGTGTAGTTGCCGCGGTACAAGCTGATATACCAGTTGGTTGAAGCAGTACCGCCCGTCAACGCAGCGTTAAGCAGGTACGCAATACCCTGATCGGTGATCAGGTTGTTTTCACGCCCCAGAGCGGTGCCGTTAACATAATCCTCGTACTCGCCCTGCAAGGCGACGCCGAGGCGTTCAAATTGTACGGCGGTACCGTCGTATTCGTGTCGGCCAGCGGTAAACTCGCGAAGCATGTCACGAGCGAGCGCAGGCGGGATAAGCAGACTAGGAGTCATAGGAGCCTCAATTCATTCCTGAGATTACGGAGGTGTGCGTACCTGTCGTGACAACGCCCACGCAGCCCGCTGAGGATTCTGGCAGACGGATACGCTGATCCTGCAACAATACCACATTGCCCGTCGACATGCCAACCACATACCCATAATCCGTCAGCCATACCGCTACAGTACCTGATTCGGCAGGCACTTGCTTAGAAGCAAACTCTGTGGCGCGCATGTAGGTGCTCTTGCAGAACAAAGCGCGTGGGGCGGCGACCCGCTCCCGACTAAGTGAGTCCAACTCGTTGCCGCGTAGTACCCACGTTCCGGACGCGTCCGCGTAGAATACGGCATCGTCTAGACAGGCGAGCATGCGGATCTCCCCCTCGACAGGGATGATGCCCTCAGAGGGGCGGAAGTAGCCCGCAACGAAGGGCTCTCCAAAAATGAGGTAGCCGGAGCAGGCGGACACGAGTCTTGACTTGTAAAACCCTAGGGCTTCTCCTGCGGGCTGTAGCTCGTATTCTTCTGTGAGCATAGGCGCGCCATCCGCACCAAGTACTTGGTTGTCCGGTTGCTGCATATACTGGGCGCCGTTCACAGCCGTTGAATACACGCGGATTGGTGTTGGCGCGGATACCCGTAGTGAGTGGACGCCGTCTGCTTCGTACTCGCCGAGATAGACTGGGGGAGACTCCTCATCTCCGACGACCGCAGTGGCGGCAATTGCGTACACTCCTTTCGGGAGGTGAGGCTTATCGCTGCTAGGAACAAGCTCGCAAAAGTCAGGGCGACGAACGCCGACCGGTGATAGCAAACCTTCGTGATAGACGTAGAGGTTAGATCCGGCCCCAAGAAATACGCGGTTGTTTTGTTCGGCATAAGTTACTCCTTCGTCGCCGTATTCTACGGTGCCTACTGTGGTAGGAACGCCGTTGATGAGGTGGCAAAGGGTTGTTCCGCGCATACACAGCACCGTACCAGTAGAGACAGCGAACAAGCTGTGGTAGGACTCGCTGTGTTGGGCGACGAGCGTAGGGACAGCACGAGGTACCAACGCGCCGCGGTTATCCACATAGAAGTTTTCAATTGCTCGTACGGTGCCCGACACGAGGTCTGCCTCTTCTGAGCGGTTGTCCATCCCTAGAACGGTAGATACAGCGGTTTTGTCACGTAGCATGGCGGTCTCCGAAAGCCGCATTGTCGCACACAAAGGATGTTTACGCCAAATTACACCGGTGTATAACACCGTAGGTTGTTGTTTTTACTCAGCCTTACGCCTTTACGCTGTTTTGCTATCTTTTATATACTTACTACTTATTATTTTATATATATTTTATTTTATTTTTTAAGTGTTATATATTTTATAAAGAATTAAGTGTTATGGTGTAATAATATATAAGTAATAAGGGCTTAGGGCCGTTACGGAAGTGTAAAAGTGGTGTAAATCCTTACACCACAGTGTTAACAAGCACACCCACAACCCGGAGTGACCAAGCTGATGACGGCGGCACCGATGGCATCTTCGTGTGTCGACGCGGGGAATCGGATCGGCTGATATCGACGGAAATTTCCTGCGCCGAAATACGACCCCCCGTAAAACACCGTATTTTGCGCGTATAGCGCGATGTGGTGCAAACCAACCTGACCTACCACCCCGTTCACAGACACGTGTTGTAGCGCAAATGTGACGCTGCTAGCCCCTATTGCACCGGTGATTCCTGCAAATCGGATTGGAACGCGGGTTTCGTAGATGCGCGGGACGGATCTCGGCGAACGTTGCGGAGGGGGTTCAGCTCCTCGCATCGTCAACGAGCGGTGCTGGTGCTGTACTTCGTGAGTGCCCACCACCGCCGCATCGTATTCAAAAGCGATGTCGAACCAACGGCGCGTACCGAGCGCTGGGCGCCCTGTTACAAAACCATCCCCGTCCTCTACCGCGAACACCTGTACAGCGCGGTTCTGGTTCATAACGGCTAGAGCACCGACCTGAACGTCGGTACCAATAAACTGTACGTAGCGAACGTAGTCGCGGCGTTCAACCACAAACTCGGGCAGGGAAGCCATGTCGACGCTGTGGTCTTCCTCGAATGCGATATACAGCGGATGTGGCGTATCTACAGTCCACCACCCCGCGGACATGTAGTTGCGCCCACGGAACACAATACGGCGGTTGTCTAACTCCACGCGCAGTACGACGTGCTGCGTTGGATCTGACCCGTGCATTTGCACACGGCGATTACGCAGCGTCACACGGTGCGCCTCTGGTAAAAAACCACCAGCGCCGGTCCCCGGAATAAACGGAGCGGGTAGGCCAGCAGGGTGTGCCTCCATTGGCGGTAGGTTCGCCCGAGCTTGCGCAGTCGCTGTATCGGCGGACGGCGCGTAGATAGTGTACGGCGATGTACGGAACAACGGGGGTTCTTGCGGATCAGTCGATGTAAACCGCGCAAGTTGAAGCCCCCCTAGGAACGTATGCCCCCCAAATTCTAAGAACCGGTTATCCCCGCCCATGACCAAGCGTGGGTTGCTGATCGCCCCGACGCCAGAACCGAAGCCCTCTACGCCTCGCATGTATAAAGTGTTGGTAACTACAATGAGCACGCCTGCTTGGAACGACAACAGTGGGTCGTTAAACTCCAGAACACAGCGAGTCGGTGTGACCACTCCGCCCAACAGACTGGCGGCACCATACCGGTCCGAACGCAGCGTCCCCATGATGACGCGACGATTCCGGAACGCAACGACATGACTGCCGGTCGCCAGCGCGCTGGCGCCAGCGCCTCGCAGGTACTGCCGAAGGTTGTAGACCCACGGCGAGAGTGTGGCGTCGAAGGCGCTAAGACCTTGCAGCACTAGCGTGCGGTTCCGGTTAAGTACGAAGAACGCTCCCGCCCACCGCGGAGAATGCGCGTTAGCAGGCGTTGGTCGAATAACGCGGTTGATGGGGATCAGAGCGTGCGCGCCACGAACTGACGTATCTCCTAAGCTCGGAATGCGTACAGGGTACGGATTGTAGCGAATGTCGCTATAGCCATACGCATCGTGCGTACGCCCGCTCGCGTGTATGTAACGCTGCCGATAGGACAACCAATGCCCACCAGCGGTCACGGTGCCGTCGGCGGAGTACATCCGAACAAACCGGTTGAGGTTGGCGATCCGAGTAGGAGCTGTCACCGACGGGGAGCTAACACCTGTGAGGGCAATAGCGCGGGCCGAGTTATATATATTTATATATGGGTTCATATACGCAGTAGTGAGCCCGCCTACCGACAACGTGCGATGCTTGTAGCTCACACGGTTAGTGCCATACTCTGTATACGTCCCCCCGCCCACGCGGAATGCAGCCGCTAGGTTGCGTAGCTCATGGCTGCCATACCCGACAGACGGGAATGGGTTAAGTCCCACTGCGCGATTGGCATTGACGATCGCATGATAGGTATCGACCCCTAGTGTATATACACCGTATACACCAACTACGCGCCGCAGGTTGTACACCGTCGGGCGCGGGGTGATCGCTCCATCGAAGTTTCGCATTACAACGCGCTGAATTGTACGAATGCCGATCGTACCGACACCGGATTGATCCACGCCCGTAAACGTCAGAAGCGCACCGTTAATAATACGCCCCTCACCGAACCCCCCGTTATACAACGGTATCACGCTGATGTAGAGCGCATACGCTAAGTGGGTTCCACCAAACTGCAAATAAGACGCGCCGACAAAAGTGAGCGAACGCGACCCACGAGTTACGATTAACCCGCCGATAGTTAACGCGTCGTAACCACCGATGATGCAGCTACGGACGGGCTCCGTAACACTATGCTCGCCGTACGACGCAGACAGCAGACTGCTAAACACCAGCAGTCGTCTAGCGTCGCCGATACGGTGGCTGCCGAACGCGAGCGCCGGTGGGATAGGGTTGGCCAGTACGCGTCGCGTTGAACCGTCGACCGAAAAGACTCCGATACCTGCGGGGTCCGCCCCAACCATTGGTACCGTACGGTGTCGCAGACCGATGTTCGGATAAGAAATTTGCGCAAAACTGCGCCCTTCGAACCGAATTGTTGGCGGGCGGTTAACGTTGATCGGTACGCTAGTAGCGGGTATAACCGCGAGGGGTTCCTCAAACCGCAGATCCGCAGCGTACGGTAAGCTAAACGCAAACGCTGCTGTAGTGGGGACGCCAGCTCCCCACGAGTATAGCCCAGCGAACGCCGCGTCTTGCGCTCCCCGCAGAACCGTGGCCTCCCCGAAAGTCGATGAGGTGCCCACCCAAGCCTCGATCCGGTGTGCCTCACCGCCCGCAAACGGAATAGGCAGCAACGGGCTGTAAGTAGGCAGCGGGGCACTAAACGCAAAATCGTCTTGAGGCCCCGCGAAGTGTAACGGTAATATGGGGGGCAACGCACCTGTTGGGTACACCCGTTGCAGAAGGGTGGGTACTTCCAACACTTGCGCGCCGTAGCTAACTTCTCCGTCCCCCCGTGATTCAATCGCGTAAACGCGCGATCCAGCGAAAGGCAACGGTACTACACCGTTTGATGTAGTAGACGGGGAGGATAAGGTTAGATCTATAGATGGAGATACGAAAAAACTAGAAACGTCAAACGGAGGGATACCCACAACCGCGAATTCTTTGTTCGTGTTTTCAAGCTGTGGATAGCCAACCGAGGCGTACGCTACCGCAATGTTAACCGGCCCAAACATAGCGGGGCCAGCGAACGGTAGTGGTAGCGGAGCAATCAACAAGGTACGCAGAGACGTGAACACTAAGTTCACCTCTGCCGACCGAACGTCTGGGCGACCGTACCCTGTTGTCAACAACGTGCTGCTTAGGGCTACCGCCTGTGCACTACCAGCCCCACCTAAGAGCAGGATAGGACTGATTACTAGGAGATTACCAGCGCCCAAGCCGCTGACGAGCAGCGACTCTGCCATGCTTATTCATCCCAATCAGACGGCTGCGTCCCATTATACGACCACGTCAGAATCCCGCGCAACGCCAACGTAGTCAACCCTTGGTTCGTCGTACCACTGGGTACCGCAGCGCGGTTGACCATTAGCACGGGGGCGAAGCGCGAGGCGATAACGGTGTTCGCCGTGCCATTACCAACGAATTGGTTCTGCGTGGTGTTGGGTAGAACATACGCGGAGTTGTCCGTGTCCAGATACAGGGCGCCTAGTTTATACCGCGCTTTATAGGACACGGGTAGGTTAGTCCCCGCGTTACCCGCCGATTTATGGGTTACAAACAGCATAGACTCAGCGTTACGAGCAATCCAACCATATGTGTTACTCGCGACGGGGAGAATAGTAGCTTGACTACCGCCCGGTAAAGTTGGAGGCACTAAGACTAATCGCACGCCACCACTATTGCTAGGCCGCGATAACAAGGATGTCAGGTCTGCGCTTGGGTACTTCTTGAAGTACGCGTACAAAGGGTGGGCGTCTGGTAAAGGGCAGCAGCCGGGAGGGGGGTACACTGCTGCGCCTCCGGACCCGCCGGGGCGGTTTGCGTCCGTGTCGTACGCGTACACAAAACCCGTACGAAGCTTGTGCGTTTTTGTGCGCGAAGGATACATGTCTGCGTCGACAAACTCACATAGGAAGCCAAGGAGCAAACCCTTTGTTCCATATGCGTTAAACTCAACCGCGGGGTCCCACGACATCGGCACATCGTTGAATGACCACTCTAAAGTGGAGCTCAAAAAACTCGCCGCGGTTATTACCCATTTAGCAGGGTTGGCTCCGGCGGCGACGCTTTCGACAGCAAAAACCTGCCCCGACGCGCTAGTGCTTGGCGAGTAGTTAGTCGCGAGCGTAACCAAACTGTTGATTCGGTTAGTGGCAGCAACCGTAGTGCGGGCATCAAACTCGACGAAGTAGCAGTGCGAACCTTCTACCTCACGGAACAGTTGAGGGCTGACAATAACGTTTTCCGTCTGTAACAGCGTGCGGCGATCGCCGGTGTTTGATGAGGTAGTCGACATTGCGATACCAGACCCGCGCAAATCGACCGTAGTCACTTCGCTGGTAGTCGGGCGCCACTCACCGAACACCCGAGTATCTTGGTACCAACGGGCGTCGTCTGCGGTCATGGATGGTGGCGGTAGCGCTACCCCCGCAAACAGGCGGTTATACAAATCCGCGATTTCCGCTGAAGACCATGCGCGATCTGCGTTCACAATCGGTCCGTGAGTAACCGAGGTCAGGGTAGGTAGTCCGGAGAGGTCCGGAAACGGCATCATAATCGAGTTATCGCTGCTCAAATGATTGCGGGCGTAGCGGGGTGACGACGTGGGCGAAAAATTACTTTCCCCCGTCAGCGACCCGACCGCCGCGCTGGTCTCGTCTACGGCTGGTACTAGCCCGCCTAAAAACACCATAGACCCCGCGCAACTCGACGCTGCCGCCGTTGTTGAGGTGTAGTCAAGCTTAGCGGTGCTGTAGTTCGACGTGGCGGCCGTAGTAATCCGCAGCGTGCTCGGGGATATCGCGGCTAACGATAGCGTCCCAAGCTCTGTAGTGTTTAGGTACACCACAATACTAACGCCGCTGCGCCATACGATAGTCAGCATACCGACGTTTGACGACGCTACTAGCGCAGGGATTGTTACCGAGCCGATCTCTACCCCGTAATATGTAAACGCGGAGCTAGTGCTAGTCGGCGACGAAATAGACGGCCGGTAGAACGTCAGACTGCGATTACTCGCCTTATACACCGCAGTGATAGGGAAGTTAGCCGAACGGTTCTGCGGGCTAATTTCTACCATAAGTTGGAAGCTAGTCGCGAACGATACAACCAACGCCGTGCTTGACGTCAGCCCGCTTTTAGGGACGTAGTCGTTACCCCGCGGGTTCATCGGAATAGTGCGGTGCGCCGTAACAACACAACCATGGGGTACGGTCTGGAAGTAATCAAACAGGGCTGCGGCAGGTGGGGCAACGGGAGAGGGCGTACCGTACGGAATGTATTGCCCGCGGCAGATTCCTCCAACCCACGGTGCCATCAGGTGGCCGCCCATCACGATAGCTTGCTGGTACGCAGCGTCGTTCGCCTGATAGTCCTCTACAAACGCTCCGTTGTACGGAGTGATATAGTCGCGAAGTACGCCTGCGTATGGGGCGCGGAGCGGTACAGCGTTGATATCCCGCAAAGTTTCGGTGAACACCGATCGGTGCACAATACCCTGCTGGCTAGGTAGTACGGACGTGATGTCGTACGCGTTGGCGGCTTCCGGCACAACCACGCGGAACCATCGACGTGTCTCGTCGCCTACGTTTGGGGCATTCGGTAGGGGCACGAAGCCGGGCACATCCTGCCACACACCATACGGGTTAAGAAACTGTACAGTGTCTTCGGCAGGGTTAAGTGCGGCGGGGGTCGGGTACACGCCGGTGTTTGTGGTGAAATCGTTGACGTCTAAGTACGTGATGGTTAGCGTTGCGCCGCTTAGACTCGAAGCCGTGGGCGGGTATGTTGCACCGACAGGGAGGAACAACGGTTGCGGCATGAATGCGATAGACGCCCACGACCCTTTTTCCGCCAGCATGTCTACCATACCAGTGGAGGATGGGGCGAGAGCCGCTTCCGCAGAGTTATAACCCGGCGCGGCGGAGTCCCACACATACACGATAGCCGTGCCTTTGGAAGCGTCGGTCAGCGCTTTACTACCACTAACCTGTGTCCACTGCGTACCGTTGTGGTACAAAAACACATTGTTAGTTACAAATGCGTCACGAGATGCTGCGTTGGCGACCAAGCCCATCGCAGTGAGTGTGCCAACACTAGCATCCGCACGGGTGTACCGCGTCCAGTTAGCGTCGCCAAGCGCTGCCAAACCAGCCTTCGTTGCCTGCGAGCCACCGGGCACCCCGTACATATTGTACGTCTGGTATCCGTTAAACCGCAGGCGCAGGGCGTTCGGGCGCACAAGATCGCGCGGCCACATGCGTGCGCCGACGATGCTGTTGATAACGGGGGCGAACGCCACATTCTTAACGAATCCGACTGGCAACGGAGCCGCGCCAGTCGTATCTGCATACACAATTGCTACGTCTGTTTTTGTAACAGCATCTTTCGCCAAGCCGGGCACGTAGATCCACGATGTAGTACCGGAGTCATAATAACGATACCCAATGTCCGCCGCGTCTGTATCCGCCTCTAACGGCGGAGGCGTCCGCCCAGTGTGACCGACTGCGATATAGTCGCCGGTCGAACGGTTACGGATGTCCTCGGCGGTTGGTGGGTACGCTGCTGTAGCAGGCAGCACGAGAACGTACCCGCACGAACGTGGTACTGCGGGGACGCCGCCTACCAGCGCCGGTTCGTTTGAGTCAGCACTGAGGACGCCGTTGACTTCCGCCGTTCCGGGGTCAGACGCCGCCACAAAATATTGCTTGTTAGTGTCCAGGCCTCGTAGAGAGTACACACCGTTGTAGTTTGTGGTCGAGCTGGTCTCAAGCTCGCCGGTTGTCTGGCTGTACGCGCGGACTGTGCAATAAGGAAGGGGCCGCCCGTTGATACTGGCGACCCCCTGAATGCGACCTACTCGTGATTCAAGGCTCATACAAATCCAATCTCCGTCGTCCAAACCCGCGTTGTAGAGCCCCCCAGAATCGTTTCCGAATATCGGCGCGTATGCCAACAATCTCTGGGTCGTTCATTATCTCGTCGATAAGCTCGTCAGTAAGCGGGCGAAGCTCTTGGGGCACTCTACCACGTTTTGCGTCCGATTGGACACGGTCGTAGCACGCCCGACAGCAATATTTGGACGCTGAGCGCTGAGTGTGGAACATAGCCCCACACTTAGCGTTTGCACAAACCTTGATCACAGGCGGAAGATTCGGTTTACCCCGTCGTCCCACTGCAAGATGATGTCCCCGCCGTTAGGCGTAATGGGGAGACCCGCAGCCGAGTCGAAGTAACCGATCAAAGGGCTGGTGGCTTCGGTGCCGGTGTCCGCATAAAGAACAACAGCCTCGATACTGGGACCGGACACCGCGGTGAAGGTCACGTTGTCTGCATCCGCAGCACCACCAGTAGCGCTCTTGTTAGTGAATACGCCGGACATCGAGATACGCGCCACGGGCGGGATATCTGCGAGGTACTCATGGGTACTCACGTTCAAGGTATATGAAGCCGTGTCGACCAACACCGCACGGATGTTGACGGTAAGCCAATCCAGACGCGCGGTGAGAAAGCGTTCACGACCTTTGTCGTACAATACGTTTGCCATCTACAATCTCCAATCAAAGGCCGCCATAACGCGTCTTGCCCGCAGGACGGGTGCGTCTGGCATTGCTACTATACAGCCGATTCGCCTGCTCGCGATAGAGCAGGTACACTTCTTGCGCACGGTTTTTGTCGAACGTCTCTGCGTCTTGCTTACCAAGCGCGCGGAATTTCACGTACGACAACAGGGCGGGGTTTTCCTCATACCGCGTGGGCAGCGGTGAGGTGGTCAACGACACTGTTGGTAGCCGCATGGTGCCTGTCAGCACCACAGAGAAGTCGTCCTCGAACGTAGTAGACAACCGCGCGTACTGCGCGTTGCCCGCCCCCGCTGGACGCGGTGAGTCTACGAACAAAGTATGTGCCGCACGACGGGTGAACATAGTGCGGCGCTCGTCCGCGTTGTACGCCACCACTTCGGTGGGGTCCCCGCCCGTCATTCCCGGCGGCACAACGTGGCAACCGGTGATCATCATAATCTCGTTCGGGATGGAGAAATCCCGTTCGCCCGCGGCGATCGGAACGCTCACTGTAGTGGTCGGTTCTCGGACATCCTGAAACAACCGCACCAGACCCTCGTTCACATAAGTTAGAAGCTCTCCATCCGTCCATAGGTACGGCTGCGACATGTCTTGCATGTCAGCGCGGAACGTAGTGATCAGATCTGCTACGGTTGAGAACATGATTTATTCTCCAGTAGCGGCGGGTTCTTGGGCGGTCAACGGTTCGGTTGAACCCTTCTTGGCGCCACGCGCACTGGCTTTTTGGCGGACTTCTTTTTCCGCCTGTTCCGCGGCTTTCATCCCATCGAACACTTCGAGCAACTCGTTATTCGATACGGTGAATCCGACGTATTTGCTTACAACTTCGCGCTTTGGATAACCCGCGGTATCAAATTCGTCGTTACGCTGATCTTTCACGATCAGGTCGATCGCCATTTTGATTAGCTTAGCGCGTTGCTCTAAGTCTACAGGGATAGTTACGGGGGTTAACGACGCCGTCGACGCCGCAATTTGGGGCGTAGCAAGCTCACCAGAAGCGGGCGCAGCACCAATACTGATGGCGGCTCCAACGGCTACGTCTGGCACGAGTACAGGCTCGTTGGCGATAAAACGGACAACGTGCCCGCTGAGGGTACTCAAAACATGATCACGGGCTAAAACAAGCATGGTTCCGGTGGACATTTCCTTCACTCCATAGTAAAAAGCCCGCCGAAGCGGGCTCTTGATCTAGCCTATTAGGCTAGGGCTACCGAACGAATCTTCGAGCTAGTCAGAGATTCAAGCTGAGACAGCATGTCTTCGGTTCCGCGATTAGACAGCATACCGCAAGAACCGGTGCTCATCAACGTACCTTCAATGAAGATAGGCACATCAGTGATGGCGGGGGCGCCCACACCAGTAGTCGCCAGTACCGCGCCTACGCGAATACGGACGGTTTGGTTACTTGCCGAGGCGAAGATCGGGATGGTAACGATCAGCTCGTTCTCGGGGCCGGTAACACCTTCGCTGAGAGTCACCACTTGGTTGAAGACGCGTTGGCCTTGAGTGGTAACTTCGTATACGGACACAACCAACTGCCCAGTTACGGTGTAGTTGCGGGCCGCGGGTTCGTTGATAATGAGCTTCAACTCACCGGTGTGATTTGGCGGTACGACGTAGAGATCGTAGATCTTCTCGGCGACCAGACCAAACTGACCTTTAACCCCGTCGGCATCACGAACCACCTGCCCAACGGGCAGGCGGGCGCGGACGCCAAACAGCGGTTGCGAATCATATAACGGCAGCGAAGCGGTAGCTTGTGGGCCATTAAGCGCAGCAGGCATCGCGGTTCTCCTTATTGAGCAACGTAGACAACGATCACGCCGAAGTCTTGCTCGGTGTGGTTTTCACGTTGGTTAACGAATTTAGGTTTCAGCATGCCGATAAACTTACCGACCGCGATACCGTGTGAGTTGCCGTAGTCGAACTCTTCCTCGTTCCAGAACGGATCGCCGATGTCTGCAACGGCCAGCGCTTGCGCACCACAGAACAACATTGCACAGCCATCTACGGCACCGAGCGAACCCCACTTCGCGCCAGACACTGCGCCGCTAGTGTTGAATACATGGCGGTGCTCGTTGAACACGATGTTGTCGATCTTGATCGAGCCACCGCTGAACAACGGGTTGTCGTCGCTACGACCTTGGGCGTGACGCACGTTCAACATAAATGTTGGATCGAGCTTCAAGCGAGCCATAGCAGTCGGGGTCAAAAACACATGGTATGTGTCGTTGTTGTCGGTGCCTTTCAAGCCGCGCACATACGCTTCTTGGGCGTACGCTTTCAACTGTACAAACAGTTCCCAGCTTGGGGTATCCGCAGTGGTGATATCAGTGGTTGCACCACCGATTTCGAGCTTCTTGGTAGTGCCGTTCCAACGAGCACGACGACGGTCGGTCGGTGCGCTGAGATCGCGGGCGAAGCTCAAGGTCGGGAATTGACTGCCAATACGGGTCTTACCGTTCAACTGGTAGCCGTAGCTGACACCGGTCATGGTGAGGAAGCCAAGCTGGTCAAGGCGGTCGGCGAGCCAGTAGCCCAACTTGTCACGCGATTGCTCACGGAAGTTGATGACTTCGGACTGGTCAGCCATGCGGCCTTCGTTGCGGTTCGCATGACGGATCATGTCGAAGCGGATTTCTTCCTGATAGGAACGCATCGCTTCTTCGTTGTCTTCCAAGCGGGCATCACCTACAACGCCGTCGCCTTCGAGCTCTGGTACCAATTGGATGATGGCGCGGGTAGCACCGTCTTTCTTGGTAAGCTCAGTCACACGCTGGACGATAGAGTTAGTACCGCCTGCAAATTTCATAAGGAACGAATGGTTTCGGGCGTGCATCCACAGTTCTTTCGACCAGACTGTGACCTGCTCATCCGAAAGCTTCATAAAGTTGGTAAGTGCCATGTGCACGATCTCCAGCTTAATCGGGTGGTTTCAGGGGGTTTGTTCGTATCGCTGAACCTGCGGATGCTCGACATGTCGGAGTCGGGGCCGATACGCGGATACTACGCAGATCTGGCACGCGCTGTCAAGGGTGTGGCTTCAGACCGACCCGTAGTAGCGCGGTCAGGGTGGATCTCCAGCAGGTCGCGGTCGAGCGCTTCTAGCTCTGCCACCAACGCTTCGTGGTCTAACCGGTGGGACAACCGCAGCAGCAACTTCACTCGTTGCCGGATTGCTGTAACAACGTCGCCATTTCCGCTACACATGGTTTGATCGCCTCTTCAATTGCTTGCTCTGATATGGGGTCTACAATGAGGAAACGGCGAGACTGATGCTCGCCGCTTTCCGATACGCCGACCACAACGACGACCCCGTAGACTTTAAGGCCGTCGATGGGCCCCTGCGTGGGGACGAAGGGGTTACTCAAGAATGTCCCCGCGAAGCAGACGACGCTCTTGGTCGGACATCTTCTCGAGCATCGCCTCAGTGATCGGGCCGCGCTCGCTCGGTTGGGCCTTACCGCCTTTACCGCTCGCTGGTGGCTGACGGTTAGCGGTATCCAACGCACTTTGTCGAGCGTTGCGGTCGCGCTTCACCTGCTTGTCTTCCTTCTCCTCCGGATAGAAAGTGGCGATCGCCTCGCGCAGGGCTTCGCTAGGGTCCATACCGTCGGATATAGCCCCGCGGACGTAGCGAGCAACGCGGTTAGCCGCTTTCTCGTCGTAGTCGTCAGACTTGTCGTTGAGGTACGAATGCTCTTTGTACACAGCATCTAGGGCTCGAGTGTACTCACGCTGGGCGATGGTCGCTGACGCCTTGTCGGCGGTGCGGGCCTCCACTTGCTGATCACGCAGGTACTTCTCTAGCTGGCGGATACGCGTGTTTAACCCTTTCGCTTTATCGCGCTCGCCGTCGAAGATCGCCTCGTCACGTAGATCTTGCAGCTCGCTCAACTGGCGCTCGAGGTCATCCAGCGTCGGGACGTCGGTCCGGGGCTGAGTGCCTACGCTGCGGCGCAGCTCGTCAAGCTCGCGCTGCAACGCTTCTTGCTTCTGGCGGTTCTTGCGCTGCGCTTCGTTGAAGCGAGCGCGGGGGATACTATCGCCCTTGTCGTCATCAGCGTCGTCGAACGAATCCGATGGAGGCTTAGCGCCGCCCCCACCGTCTGCGCCGTCGGTCGGAGCGCTGTTGCTCAGGAACATCGTCCAATACTTATGCATTACCTTCACCTTTGCTTGCTGGTTTCTTCACTGACGCTGCGGGCGCGTTACCACCTGCCTGCGCTCCTTGCTGCGGCTGCATCGCCGCACGTTTTGCAGCAACTGCTTGCGCCTGAGCCTGCATCGCAGTCGCCTGACGGTCGACGGCAGCCTGCTGCTCTTTGAGTTGCATCTCTTGCTGCATCTCCATTTCCTTAAGCTTCATCTCTTGCTGAAGCTCCATGAGTTTGAGTTCGTACTCCATCTCAAGCTCTTGTTTCTTAATCGCAAATTCTTGCTCCGCCTTGCGCATTTCCGCTTGACCGGACATATCCTGACCCATGGTCTCTTGCGCTTTAGCCTGTTTCTGCATCGCACCGGCTTCTTTGTCGGCAATCTCTGCCTCCGCCAAACGGTTCTGCTGATCGGCTTGAGCCTGCGCTTCTGGAGACTGAGCCTGCGCTTGAAGCATTTCAAGCACAACCTGCTTGTCCTGCAACCGGCTGTACTTGACCACTAGCTCGTGCGGCACTGGTACGCCTAACTCCATAAGCTGGACGATCTGCTGGAATTGTGAGTCTTCGGCCAAGTCGCTGGCTGGCTGAGTCACTACAGCTAAACCATACCGCCCTGCGGACATATCGTTGTGCACTACACCGGTCTCCTCGTCTACCGCGTTGATCTCCACAGAGGTTGTCGATTTCTGGATGACGCCCTCGGTGATGTACATCACACGACGGTTGGTATAGTACCGCTGAATCAAGCTTAATACAATTTGCGCTAGCAAGCGATCACTTCTTGCCAAATTATCGAATACTTTGGTTAAAGAACCGGCGCTCGCCTGCTGGTTAGCAAGTACACTTTTTGCCGACACGTCTTCGCGGGCTTCGCCACGATCATACTTCGTGACGTTCGAAATCGTGTCTACAAACCGCAGGGCTTTATCAGTGATACGATCCATGCCCGTAGGCACCGTATTAGGCGTGATTTTTTCAAGCCCGTCCATATCGTTGACTTCAATGACGACGCCACTCTCTGCTCCACGATCCTCCAAGTCGCGCACAGTCATGTTGACCAGAGCGCCTTGGCGCACTAACCAGCCGCTATTCGCGGTGGTGTTGATAATGTGTAGCTCTTGACTGTAGCCCTTGTTGATCATGTCTTGGGCGGACAGCAGCATCTCAACCATGCCTTGACTGCGGCCGCGGAAGAAATAGGGGAAGAACGGCACCACAGTGAAGTGCTCGTACGGGCTCCACTCGTCGTGTAACAAGGTGTCGCCCGCTACGACAATCCACCGAATCCGCTCACCCATGCGCTCGACGATCTGGCGTGGATTCGCCGGATCGCTGGTCAATGCGCTCACTTCTTCTGGACCCATCTCCTCTGGCACCGGCCACGACGTGCCCGTATTCAAATCGACGAAGTACCGCCGCTTGACGATCCGGCGCACCTGGCGCTCCACCACCTTGACCAAGCGGTTAACCTCAGCGTCCTGCGTATCGTCGATCGCCGATGTGCCACCGGTGGTCACTGGCAGGTTCTTCGTACCACGCGGACCGGCGAACCGGTTGCACGAGTCCGGCGCTGTACCAGTCGTATACCGCAGGCTGTCTAGCTCCACCGAACGCCGAGCGGCAGCCCCATACATCACCTCGATGTCGTCTAGGGTGTGGAACGAGTGGATCATCACATCGTTCCACTCGCGTGGGTCGTAGCTCGTCGCGTCTGGGTCAATGAGCACAGTGTCTGGGTCAAGGCTGGTGATCTTCACCTCGCCTTGCCCATTCTCGGTGAAGTCTAGGCGCACGTCGAAGAATCCGCGCGAGGTGATAATCCCATCTGCGAACACGTCGCTGCGTAGGTGATCTAAGTCGTTGTTGTCCGCAATGTGCCGGTACACTGCGGTCAGCGTACGCGCCAACTCCTCCGTAGCGCCCGCACCACGCGGCATGAACACCACGTCTGTGCGGTTGTTAATCTGCTCGCCGAGGATGTGGGCTAGGTTCGCCGCGATGATGTTGATGGTCAGCGCGGGACGACCCTGCTCGCGCAGCTTCGCCAGCGTCTCCGCCGCCCACTGGTCGTTGGTGACGTACGCTGCGCACTTCCCCGCCTTGTCCATGAACTCCTTGTGGCCGCCTTTGAGGACGTTCTCGTAACGTCCCCAAACCTCGTCGATGATCTTCTGCTTCGCTAAACTCTTCCGCGCCATGCTCTACCTCACGCCCCCATGGGGTCTTTACCACGCCCGCCGCGGCGTATGCTCTTCATCAACTTGTCCCGCCAACTGACCTCTACAACTGGAGTTTTCGGAGACGGTGTACCGCGAGTGTACGCCAGATGTACCGCCCATGCTAGAGCGTCGACCATATCATCGTGGGCGCCGAACGGAAACCGCAGCATCTCGTTGCGACAGTCCACCAACCACGTCGACTCCATCGGGAAGTACATCCGCCCGTGCTGCATCGCCCCTTGTAGTGGCCGCGCACGAGCCTGCTTGTCGGTCGCGGGACGTAGAGCTTCGATCGGTGGCACTACCCGCCATGCCCGAGCCTCTGACTCAAACACTGGCTTGATCGCCCGCCACAACTGGCCGTCCTCAACCCCTAGCTGGTATGACCCCGCACCAGCGCTCCACCGCGCGACCTCCCCCATCATCTTCTGGACAATCCCGTAGGTGTCCTCCTTGAACCGCAGCACGTTGAGCACATAGATACGGCTGTTCGGCGCGACGGCGATCGTCGCCACAACCGTGAAGTCGTTCTGCTGCTTCTCCCCGATCGCAAAGTCGCATGCGGTGATCACCGAGCACTCCGCTAGGGACGGGTACGTCGGATAATACTGGAAGTACTCAGTACGGAAGTACATACCCCCGTCTGGTACGGGGTCTTGCTGGTACAACGCTTGCCAGATCGACGGCTGCAAGTTGCTCCGAATCCGCTTGAGCGCGTCGGTCGGATACCGCCCTTCGTGCAAACATGTGTCTGGTGGCCGCAACAGGGTCAACGAACGCGGGTCGGTGCTAAGGTCAATCTCCGTATCCGACCGCGCAATCTGCCATGTGTCTTCGTCCCGATACTCCCACTGAGTACTCAGTGCGGGGTACCGAATAATCTCAAACTGGTCAGCCTCAGCGCTGGCCTCCATCGACCGGATCAACCGACTCGCCAAGTCATCATCGTGCCACATGGTCTGAATAATCAGCACGCCGCCGCCCGGCGCCAGACGGGTATACGCTGTCGACTGGTACCAGTCGAACAAACCGTCGCGTACACGCGCACTGTTCGCCTCCTCTTGGTTCTTGATGGGGTCATCAATGATCAGGATGTGCGCACCCTTACCGGTGATACCGCCTCCAACACCCGCGCATAAGAACCCGCCACCCCGTGTCGTCTTCCACATCTCCACAGACTGCGAGTCTGGTGACAACTGGGTGTCGGGAAAAATATTTGAGTACGCAGAGCTACGCATGAGCGCCCGAATCTTCCGGCTAAACTCTACCGGCAAGTCCATGTTGTACCCGACATTGATAATCTCATGATGCGGGTGATGCCCGATGTGCCACGCGGGGAACCGCGTCGATGCTAACTCACTATTGTGGGTAGGGATCAAATCCCGCGTCACCAAGTACAACCCATCCGGTGCATCCACCTGAATACACCGCCCTGCCACTGGGGCTACCTCCTCGACCTTATCAACGGCGAACGGCGAAGCGCCGCGCAACGAGGTTAGCGATCGACCGGCGAGCACCGAATCCGGAATGGGGTCCAACGGATCTTGCCGCGTGAGCATCGGTAGCGGTACGTCGAACAAAAACGTACGCGCCTTGCGGTCGTACACCCGTCGCTCTAACAACACCTTCGTCTCAAGCAACACGTGTGCACGCTCACCCGACCGTTGTCGGTAGCGCATGTACCACTCATGGTCTGGGTGGGCGACCACCGTCTGCCCGCAACGAAACGTGATTGCTACTGACGCGTAATTCTTCTGTCCCAGCGCGAGCACCTTCGTCCACTGTCCGTGGAAGCCCAGCACGAAGTCCCCTACTCGCAGATCGCCGTGCGTCGTCCACCCTCGCATGGTGTACACCTCGGTGTCGTCCGCCAACAACTTCCCATGGCGCGGCGGCATCAACAGCATCAACCGCGGAGACTTCCCCTCAGCCACCTGTTGAGAGAACCGGCGTAACCGCGCACAAATGTCTTCATGCACCCAACCCAACCGATAGTTACCGTGGGTCTCCACCGTAAAGTGACTCAACTGCCGACGACACAACTCCCGCTTAGCGAATTCTGCGCGAACAAGTGCGAGCTTCTGCTCTGGTGTTAAATCTAATGGCTCATCGTTCTTAACTGCCATGTTCATCCTCCGGTGCTGGGCGTACTTCGATCGCCGAACCCTCAACGACGGTCGCCGCGTCAGCCGCCATCTCCAACAATTGCTCGTCCGTCATGCTCGCGATCTGTTTCTGGCTAATTGGACCCCCTTTATGGTGCACGTGGTTCACTTGAACCGGTTCGTAGCACCCAATGATGCGTCCGATCTCTCGCCAGCCTGCGACCATCGCCTCGGGACGCCCAACTTCGCGGCCAAGCTCGATAGCTTCTTTCAATCCTTCGATAACATCCTCTTTCGTGATCCGAACCTTCTCTGCGACTCTAGATCGTTCAGATTGAATGATTTTTCGGGCTTCTGGGTGCGCCAAAAGCACCTCCGCAGCGGCTCGGGTGAGGCCAGCTAAGCTCGCCGCACGCGGAATTGGGTAACTGTGTACTGCGTACAAATTGAGAAACATGAGCTCTCGCTCGGTAAACCCTACATCTAGGGCGTAGAGCTCCGCAGGTGGCTTCTGAGGGGGTGCTACTGAGAACAATTTGCCCGGGGCACCCGTCGCTCGGCTGGCTGCGCGTGTCGGGCGTGGATTTTTAGGTGGTGACGCCATGAGAACCTCCATCTCGGGTCGCCGGACGGCGATCTATAGCGGTATTTGTACAGGTTTCGGGTTGCTAGCGCAATAAAGTAGCTAAAAACGGCTAAAAATGTCTAAAAAAGGGCTATTTTGGCTATTTTTTGAGCGTTTTTAGATATTCGTTAGACATTTCTTAGACGAAAAAATACAGCAGATTTTTTGCTGTTTTTTGGGGGTTTTCAGAGGGACTTTTTGCGAAAAATATTTTTGTAATTTTTTATAAAAAATCGTCAGTTTATCGTTACATGGGGCCCGTCACCCCCATCGCCGACCCGAGCACCCCCACTTCGGTTTTGGTTCTGCATGTCGGGTACCTCGATCGGTGACTGGAGAAAAGAACACGCCGTACTACGTACGCCGTCTTTGTTAATTTGTGCACACGTTGTGCATATTAAACGGAGCTACACATCATGTCTACACCAAACAACAACACCCCTGCTGAGCCCCGCATCAACGAAGCGGCTGTTACAGTCGGTGCCTTCGCCGCGGATGTCGTCCTCGGCACCACCGACGCTGCTATCGACTGCTACACCGGGTTTGTAGC